ATCTGATGTGTTAATAGCACTAATCGCACGATCATACAAAGCAGACCATGTTTGCAATCTTGCATCATTCATCAGATACGGCTCTGCTTCCCCTAACGACGCATATAACAAAGCATCAGGATAGTTCGCTAGGAATACATTGCTCGTATTCGCATCACTCAACAGCGTAGGCTTAGAGTAATACAACATTTGCAACGTATAAGTGGTATCAGGAATTGGTGCTAACTGAATCTCTGAGCCGAGAATCGTGTAGTCCACAGGTCTACCACTCTCGGTAGTCCTTGCAGTCTCATAGAAGCTATTAGGAGCCTTGTAGCGCAACGTAAACACCGGCATAGTGTTTAGATGTACATCGCGCATCTCTAAGAAGTCAGTCGGTAAGCCAACCGTAGAACCACCGCCAGTCGTTGTCGCTATGGCAACTACAAGCATCTGACGAGTCCGAATGTCTCGTCTTAGCCGTTCTTCTGCTAGTCGGACAAAATCAGGAATGACGGTTGTCAAATCACTACGGGCTAGATAGCTTGCTACCGTAGTCTTTAAGTCCGAATAGGAAGTAAACGGCATATCATTCCTCTAATTGCTCAAAATCTTTCCATCCGTACTCATAGGTTCCTATGTGTCGAATGTGCATGGACAGTTCATGGTCAACGTAGGTCGGGAATCCCTCTGATGCAGCCTTGACGCAGAAATAAACATCCTCGCCACAGACTCCATTCTTACCCCATCCAGCATCAAACCAAGGTCTGCCAGTCTTTTCAAATACTTCTTTGCGGATCAGTACAGCACCAAAGCCAATCGCTGTAACTTCCTCAATACCCTCTTTACCCCGACTATCGATGTTCTCCCATTTATGGACTAACGTCTCACCATCCATATACTTCGTCATCATCTTAGCCGTAGGTGTTACAGGCTTCCTTCTCGTAGTCGCATTAACGCCAACGATAGGCACTTCACGACTCAGCAGAATAGTAATGATGTCAGGAGGAAACCGCATATCGCTGTCCACAAAGAACAACGCATCACAGCCCTCTTTCAACGCTACCTCTGCCAACTTCTCACGCTGGTCAAATATCAGCGTTCCCGGCATCGTGTAAAGGCTTAAACCACCCTTACCATCCTTGCACCGGACAGACGCATCATGTGCAGCCATCTTCGCAAAGTCGAACGCAAATGCCGTGTGAACCTCATCCCTTGCAGGAACGCAAACACCAACTCTCATACTGTACCTCGATACGTTTTCCAGACAGCATTATCAGGATCATTCAGCCACTTGGCAAATCCAACGTCATCTACAATATGAAAGCCTCTCATAATCCCCATCTGGTTAAGTACATCAATAACCGTGAAAGGTATTCTGGCTACATGGTGCAGATCGTTTAGATGTCCAGTTCTAGCTTTATCGAAATCTAACTGAGCCTTGTTAGCCTCAATGATCTCGGTTACATCCTGCTTCGTCTCGATGACAATCCCGCCGTCACCGTCCTCATATACTGTTTGAGTCCGTATCTGGTTACTCATAAATCCTTTCGTAGTTCCCCCTAGCCCGTAGGCTAGGAGGATTTGCTACTAATTACAGCGACATATCCAAGTCAGCGATAATGCCATGTGCTGCTTCGTTCTTAACTTCCAGAGTGACTTCAGCCAGCAACTGAGTATTCTCAGAGTCACCAGTCTTAGCCAGATCGTTAGTCTGGAACGGACGCAGATACGCTAGTGCTGCGTATTCTGGATCGAGTACCAGAGCTTCACGATTTCTCATGAATCTTTGAGGTATGACCTGCATCGTGCCGAAGTCGCTCAAATAAACATCAGCCGCGCCAATGATGGTAGTAGGGGTATTCGACGGAGCCATGTAACGCTGTTGTGCGATACCAGCAAAGGTCGAAACCTTCTGCTTACCAGCCGAACCAACCATCAGAATCTTAGGTGAGCCACCCGACTCAAACACCTCTGCAACAACGGTTTTCAGCAGAGCTTCGGTGAAAGTACGCTGAGTGCCATCGGTACGAGTCGATACACCGATAGTCGCAGGATCAGAACCGCCCGAACCTACCGAGCTATTGGTCTTGATCCATGACAGCAGCGAACCCATACGACGAGCAATAGTCGTAGTACCAGCGTTACGACCTTGGTTAGCGGTCAGGATAGTCTCCAGATCACGCTTGATCTCAGCCGATGCTTTAGCCAGTTGATAAGCCTTTTCCGACTTACGACCTGCCTTGTTTACTGTGTCCAGAGTACCCGAAACCTGAACGGTCTTTTGGATAATCTGAGTGTAGTTACCAAGACGAACCGTAGGAGCCAGAGTAGCCGAAGTAGCATCTGCACCTTCAATCGCTGCGTTACCAGTCGTAGCAGCAGCCAACGAGTCAGTCTGCCACTCGTGATAAACGGCAGTTGCTTTAGTCTTTCCAACCGAACTCATAAAAGGAGTCTCAGTAGGCGAGATGTCATAGATGATGTCGGTCAAATCTTCCCGCTGACCAATCGCGGTATGTGCTGTAAATGTAGGCATGATAGTTCCTATAAGAATCGTTCAAATGCTCTTGCGGCATCAGCAACCCTTCCGGTTTGCTTTGCTCGCGCCTTTAACTTATTCAGTTCCTCGTTACTGTCTCTGCTCTTTCCTACACCCGACTTCATAACTTTCGGGGCTTCGTTCACCTTCTTCGTGATGGCAGGTTTCGAGCTTTGCAACTTATCGTATTGCATCGCCTTGTATAACGCTAGAACTGCACGAGAGTCATAAACCCCCGCTAACTCTTGTTCAGAGAATCCTAGTTTGAGTCCAAACTCCCTAAGTTCCCGCTTCATCGCATCACCACGCTTCGGGTCAGCATACTCAGGAATAACCTCTGCCAGCTTACGAGCCTCAGCCTGTATCACAGACCCTAGCTGCTCCTGACGTTCCTGCTCCTGCTGCTGTGCAATTCGCTGTCGTTCAGCCTGAACTTGAGCTAACTGCTTCTCCCGTTGAGAGAGTTCTGCGACCTTAACGGCATAACCGATAGGATCGTTTTCCTTCAAATAGTCCAGATTCTCTGTCTCTGGCTGCTGGTTGAGCATCTGCTCAATAACCTGCAACCGTTCCGCATACTGGTCTCGTAGGTACTTGGCTTCCTCGATACGCTGTCGTTCAGCCTCGACTACCTTACGTTCTTCAGCTACGGCTTGCGATTTCTTTGTATAGTCTGTGCCAAGTTGATAAGACTTGATAAGCTCATCAAGGGTTACCTCACGTTCTTCTCCGGCTGCTTTCACCCGGAACGTCTGAGGCTCCTCTTGCTCATCCTGCTCATCTTCTTGTTCTACCTCATCAGAATCGTCTGCTTGCGCTTCGTATTCCTCAGATTCGGCTTCGCTATCGTTGGCTTCGGTTTGAGATTCAGGTTGTTCCTGTTCGGAGCCTTCTTCCCCACCCATAAGACCCAAAATAGCGTCAGCTGCACTACCTACATTCAACTCTGGACTACCGGATTCCGGTGTCGTTCCTTGAGTATCGCTCATCTTTTCTTTCCTAAATTATATCGGGAACCGCCCGAAACGGGTTACAAAATCTTTAACCGCTTCTCCTCAATTAGCTTGTCTGACGCTAACCCTTCGAGATACGTTTCAATCGACTCTAATGCCCTCAACTGACGATAAGCAGACTCTCTAACCTCTACCTGACCATAATCGCTAGTTGCGAACTTGGCAATCTCTTGCGACCGGAGTTCTTCCATCATTTGCTGAAAGTTCTCGTCCTTCAGGAGTATCTCAGCCCAGTATGCTTTACTCATCTGCTCTCCAGTAATCCAACAGGCATACGCAGTTCAGTCGGTTCCGCGAATGGACTCTGACCGCTAGCCTGACGAGACTGAGCAAACATCATCGCCTTGTTGTAAATGTCCTCAGTCGGCTGACCGCCTTGTAGCAGGTAATTAACCTCCTGCTGCGTTAGCGTAGGAACTAGCAACGGGAAACTCATACCCTGATCGTTAGTAGCCGAGATTTCAGTCGAGACACCTTCTGAACTAGGCAACATACCAAAGTAACCCTTACCCTTCATCGATAACGGCTCACTAGGACTCTCAGCGTATCTAGCCCCATACGAGGCTATACCCTGCTGAATCATGTCGTGTAGAAGCCCGTTCACGCTGTCAGATTCCCTAGCTCTTTGATCGCCTTCAGGACAATATCAGCCTGTTTAGCTCTCGTATCCTCATCAGCCAAGTCCATCGCTAAGATAGCCTGTAGCTGTTTAACCGCTAACTCAGCCTCACGAATCCTCATGTCAGCCTCTTGCTGTTGGGCTTTCATGCTCATTTCCATGCCCTTACGGGTAAACTCAGCCTCTAACGACTGACGCTCTAGGTCTAGCTTCGCAGCCTCGATCTGAGTCTTAGCTTCGGTCTTTTCACGCTCTACCTGAGCCAACATCTGAGCTACTTCTGCCTGTTGATCTGGTGCTGGTGGCTGTGGCTGAGACAACTGCTCATTCAACTCTGGAGAAATCTCATTAAGGAAAGCGTTAGCATCTTTGAAACCAGCCGCTTCAATCATTCGAGCCAATGTATCTCGGTACTGAGCAACGCTAACCAACGGATTACTTGCGCCGAACTGAGTCAGAATCTGCTCCTGCTTGCCCATAATCATCTGGAGCATAGCCAATTTCTGCTCACGATCCCCTGAACCCAACCCAACGTTAATGGCTACGTCGTACTGGTTAGTCCACGATCTAGGGTCAAACGTCACAAACTTGCCACGCATACGGACAATCTTTGCCTGATCCTGATACTTGCCCAATAGGTGCAGAATCCCCTTAAACAAGCTCTTAACGCCTGTCTCAGCAAAGATACGAGCGATTAACTCCAGCTTGCCAGAGTTAGACTTCATCATCGCAGCAATAGCCGTAGCGGAAACATTGTTCAGTACATCTGGATCAAGACCCTGTTGCTGGTCATTAACACCTGTTCGTTTAGCCTGAACGCCATCCATGTACTCAAGCAATGGGAAAGCCTGAGCCGTTACAGCAGGAACCTCAATAGGCGCAATAGCACCACCCGACTTCACACGGATCAATCCACCCGGCGTAGCGTTCAGCGCATCATCCAGATTAACCTGACCCTCAACCACAGCAATACGAGCATTGTTCGTCAGATACAGGTTATCAAGCATCTGTCTCGTCACAGTAGACTTGATTAGCTGGATGTCCATAGTCCGGTCTGCCAACGACTGACCAAAGAACTTATGCGGGATCGGGATAGGGCAGAGACTGTGGAACGGAACTAGGTCACATTCCTCGTCATCGAGGATTTCGTTGCCAGAATAGGTAATCTTCCGTAGCTCGGCTATACCATCGCCATTCACATCAATCTGGATATAGCACTCGTAGACCTCAACCACCTGCATCGTGTAGTCAAGGCTGATGTTCTCATCCGGCTGCTCACCTTGAGAAAACCTAGCTACTCGTTCAGGAGTGTACTGAAGGTCATCATAGCTAGGCAAACCTTCCACAATGTCCTTATCGAACCCCATAGCCGTTAGCTCTGAGCGCGTCATCAAACGACGGTGAGCTACGAACGGACTATCCTCAATGGTTCGTGCAGACTTGCTAATCAGGAATTCTTCCGGCGGTACGTTCTCAATCTTTACGCAGCCGTACTTCTTAACCTTCTTGACCTTGACCGTGTACATAGGAATCTGAATAGGCATCCCCATCATATCCACGCCACCATCAAGCATCTCAACCTTTTGGCTAGTCACCTCAATAGCAGGATCGCTAAGAAGCAGAGCTAACTCATCTTCAGTCAGGTTCTTGTAAGTTTCCTTGTTGACATCTTCCTTAGCTTCCCAGTACGCCTTGACTACGCCGACCTTCTGCATCAGCGCATCTTTGAACCAGTTGTGCAGGATGATTAGACCGTCATTCTCGCGGTAAAAGACCCAGTTACAGTAGTCTGTAGCCTGTCTAGCGGACTCCTCATCTTCTGGAGTCTGAGGCTCAAAGGAAACAATATCCTCTGTGGTGGTAAACACACGGATTAGCTGAGGCAAAGACCCGTCAATCGCTTCGGCTACTTCCCCCGTCACAATCTGGCTACGACCTTCTACCTCGTTGCCATAGGGATAACGCAGGTAATACTCTAGTGCCTTAGCACGTTGGTCGGTAGTCTCGGTATCGACATAGCCAATCGCATTGTCGATTTCATTCTCAAGAATACTCTTGATCTGCCCTTCGTCCATCTTCATAGCAAACCCCTAAGTTTTGCTCATTATACAATCCATTTAGTCGAAATTGGCAACGATGTCTGCCATGAAGTATCTGTCTCGTCAAGACCAATCGCTAAGTACCTAAACGAGTCTGCAAAGTGTGATGACCAATCGTGGAGAGGCTTCTCATAGAATATCTGTCTACGCTCATCATGCTCTCGACGGTAGTTCCGTAGCGCATCTAGTCCGTTCTTGGTTCTCGGATTGAACCAGCATCTCGGCAACATACGTCGCACAGCCTGTATCCCGTCGGCAACGCTAAGTCTCGGAGCGACTGTGATGCTAAGTCCAGCTTCCTCCAGCACTTCCTTACGGCTCTTGCCTGTTCCGAGTTCTCTAACCTGTACGTCATGGGGCAGGATTTGGTCAAACTTCCCATAGTCGTTATCCTTCAACCAGCCGACATACCAGTCTAGACCTACGCCATGATTCTCTACGCAATCAATGAGTCTGACCTCTTTCCCGGCAATCTGTGCAATCCATATCGCAGTCGAATCACCCATGCCCAAATCCCAAGCAACGAAGCTACGGCACAGACCGTCAGTAGGAAAGTCGCTAACACGACCATTGCTCTCAAGATCGTTAATGAGCTTGCCATAGTAAGACCCCTCAACCGCTGCGTTAAAGGAACACTCGAACTCTTGGTTATACCTGTCCTCACCCATCTCACGATAGGCAGCTTTAAGTTCTGAGTCGGGCAGGACTCCCGTCTGGCTAGCCTTGAACTCTAGGAACTTCCAGCCTTGCTCAGACTTGGCTCTGTCCGCTAGTTCAGCGAAATGGTTATTGCCTTTAGGAGTACCAATGAAGCAAGCCCACCCAAGCCTATCGGCAAGAGCAGGTCTGACGATCTCGTTCCATATTCTCGGATTCTGATCGCCAACTTCGTCGATAACCACGCCATCGAAATACTGACCACGCAAGCTGTCAGGATTGTCAGACCCGTAAAGACTAACCCTACGCCCAAAGAAATCAGCACGAAGCTCAGAGACATTGTAGGTAGCTCCTAGTGGTCTGGTGTACTTCTGAAGGTAATCCCACGCTACTCGCTTGGCTTGTCCGTAGGTAGGCGCAATGTAGGCAAATCGTGGGTCTGGCTTGTCGCACTCGATAGCGGACTTGATAAGGTGATTGATTGCGCTAACAGTCTTTCCCATACGACGATGGGCAACCACCACAGTAAAACGATGCTGCTCAATGGCATCATGTATCTCTAGCTGCTGAACCCTCGGTTCATAATCTATGACAATCTCAGTCACTTTACGTTTGCCTGTTTTCTTTATAGGAACCTGTGTTCTTCTGGTCTACCCAGTCATCACCTACAAACTTTGGCTCAACTCCATTTAGCCATTTCTGGACAGAAATAAAACAACCACCTCTATCACCAAACTTCCCACCATGCCAACTATTCGGATAAACCCTGATTGAATCACCAATCATGTTCTGCCCAAACCATTGACCATTACACATAAAATCAATATCGCCACCTATGTACACCTCAAATGAGTCTACATTTGGATGTATGTGCGGCTCTATTTCTGAATTTGGCTTAACTAAAAACATCTCAACTTGGTAACAGCCCTGCCTGTATAAAACTACGCCATGCGTTTCTGCCACATACGTTAATGATCTTATGTCTGGCGTGTTTAGTGGTCTGTTGACTAGCCACCAGTCTTTGAACTGCTCTAAATCATCGAACTGCATACTTCTGATACCCGCAGTTAAGGCACTTATTACTGACCAGAAATGCGCTGCACATAGGGCAGTTAGTCGGCTTGTAACTCATTTCTTTCCTCCCCACTTGATAACCATCTCTTGAGCTTCCCCATCCTTGCCCGTTACTTCTGTCCTAGCTAGCTTAGGGATATGGTACTCACTCATCTTCAGCATAATGTCCAATGCCTTGTAAGGATCAGGCTTCATGCCTAAGACTTCATCGCCCTCTGCGACCCTCTGTAGCCATCTGTCCATGTACTGACTATTACGGCTTAATAGCTCTGCAATAGCCTCTCTTACGACCTTAGTAGACTTGTTTACTGCTCCTTTAGGTCTACCCTTGCCGAATCCATTTTCTTTTTCTTCGGCTATTTTATTTTCTTCTGTTTCCATAATTGCAATACCTTTCGGTGTCTTGCTGTAGTTGCTCAAGTTCTAATTCTAAACGCTCAATCGCTCTTTGCGCTCTCTCTTTTTGCTCTTTGCTATGAGTTTGCTTTAATACAACTTTTTGCCAATATAAGCTAGTTTCGATAGCTCCAATAGTGTTCGGCATTACTTTACCTGTCTAACCGCTGTTGGGTTCCATACGATAGCCTTTGACGGATCAAGTAAACCACCATACCCATATTCTTTCGTTAAACGCTCTAAGTCTGTCAACATCTGCGGCTCATCTCGTCTACCCTGTCCATATTTTGCAGAATAACTTGTCACATTACGGATATTAGCCAACCGCCCTAAACTTAATGGATCAGCAGTAATATCATATAAATTTGGCAATGTTGCTGTATATATATTAGTTCCTAGTCCGGGTTCTGGCGTTACTGATCCCGGCTCCCCTCGATAAAAATAACTTCTTCCAATCACAGGGTTTCTTGTTTGCGCCAGTCTTCTAGCTTCTTCACCTTTGATCCCTGTTCCGTATTTTGTTGGATCAAGCCCAAGCAAACCTGCTTGTTTACTAAAATGAGTTAATGCCTCTGGCGCAGTTTCTAGCGGTACTTTTTGAGTTGTTTGTAAGTATTCCGGCATCCCACCTGCAAAATCCAGCCTTGTAAACTCAGGCGGCAGAACAAGTGAAGCCTGTTTTGCATATTTTGTGTCGTTCCCCATTTCTCTCAAAAGCTGACCAATTTCATTTACCGCACCAATATCCCCCTCACGCTTTTTGTTCCATTGAATTTCTCTTAATTGTTCCATTGCTTCGGTTAAACGAGCATTGATTGGCGTGTAATTGACAAAACTATTCTGACCACGGGTTTCGCTAGTCATCGCAATTCTTGCTAAAGGTGAATACATTTGAGCATGAGAACCCCACGCCACTTCTTCCCCTAACGCGCCAAAGCTATTCCCTCGAATACCATGACCGAACGCATCATGCACAGCCCGGAACATCTCATTACTGTTTAAGCCAGTTTCCTTATCGATATTGTGCAGAAATTCGTGTCGGTCTCCACCTTTGTAAACTGTTAGGTTGCCATGCAGAAGCATATCTCGCACAGCTTCAGGAGAATCAAGATAATTCCCTTCACCTCTGTGGAATTGCAAACGGAAAGGCAATTTCCTAAATTGGTCTACTGTTTCTTTTTCTAATTGTTGGTATGACTTTGCAACCAAATCATCGTAATTTTTAATCTTGAATTGCTGAATGATTTGTGCAAATTCCGGGTCATTGGCATAAGCATTGAATACAGCGTCTTTTTGTTGCTTCGACGCATCAACCATAATCTCATACGATCTACCAATGCCACTTTGTTTTGCCAAACTGCCTTCTGGCATCTTCAAATTTAGATCATACGGCTTACCTAAAATGCTTTGCGTGTAACTGTTTGCTACGTTTAGTAACGGATTTTGTTGCGGATTGCTTAGTCGAGCAAGAACTTGCCGGTTCGCCTCTTGTTCATCAAAGCCATATATAGCTTGTCCTTTTCCTCTGGTGGTAGCGGCAGTTCCGGGGTATAACCCGATTCCCTGTACTTGCTTAAAAGCATCTCCGCTTTCTGCAAGCTGGCGGGGAGTGACGTTGTAGAAACCGCCTTCTTCTGAGATTTGGTAGTTTTTGGCATCTTTTAATCCTTTTCCGAATGAAGGCAAGGCACTATTCATGCCAGTCCTTACCCCGCTTAAAACAGCTTTCCCAACCCTCGCACCAGTCATTGCAGCCTTAGCTGGCAAATACCCTACCGCTGCTACGTCGAGTACGTCTAATGGCTGTGGAGCCTTCCCTAAACCAACATCTGTATACGCTTTTTCAAACCCTGTCAGACCTAAAACATCAGCAGGTTTAATCGCACCTAGCACCTGACCTAAATTTGCATCTTGAGTCTGCAACCCGCCGGGAATAATCTCACCCGTAGGAGCTTGCTTCGGAGCAAAGTTATATCCTGTTGGAATCGTGACCTTAGTCTGAGGCTTGTAACCCGGAAACAGTTTCGCTATGTCAGCAGCCGTACCAATACGGTTTACAAACTGTCCAGACGTTCTCGCACCACCAGCAATCTTCTGGAATACGTTTTCTGGAATAGGACTTACTGTCGTACCGCTAGCCAATGCCTCCTGAGCAATCTGCTGAGGATTCTTAACCCGCATCTGCTCCATAAAGAGCATATTCTGGAGTTCTGCTTGTGTCGGTAGCTTTCGAAACTCAGCCATAAATTACCCCGTACATATCCGGTCTGTGAGCCTTGATCCACTCTCTAGGCTCCTCATGGCATTTCTTGTAGTCCATCCCTACTGTCTGTGATCCAGCATGGTGAACATACGCCCTGCTTACGAAATGCCTAAATCCCGCTTCTTGCAGGTCATGGCAGATTATATTATCTGAATACCAATTCGTGCTAGGAAACTTGGCTACCTTCCAAGCCTCTCTCGTTATCGTCGCAAATATTGGTGCTATGACAGCCGTTTCCTTAATCTGCCCCTCGCTAGCCCAATACAATCCTTGCCGCCTATCGTCATGTACCGGGAACCTAATGTTCTGGTCTGGCAATACATAGTCGCTTCTTGCTCCCAAAAATCCTACTTTATGAGCATTTTCCCGCAAAATCAGCCTGTCCTCGCCCAATAACTCAATAGTTTGAGGATTCAGCACTACGTCATCGTTAGCCACAATCAATGAATCGACTGCGATCCTTCCAAAAACGTCGCTGATGGCTTCATTATATGAGTCTCCAAAATTTCGACCAGTATTGGGTCTGACGATAACATTGGGAAGGATTCGCTTGAATCTCTCTCCTCTGGCAACGTCAACACTATAAATGTAAACCGGGATGGTAGGTGCATATACCTTGATGCTCTCTAGCAATACCGAGATACCCGGATTGCTTACATGACATATGACTATGGCTTGCATAAGCCCCAAAAATATAGGTCTGCTGGATTAGAGTTACTGCTGAACTCGTAATGTAGGAACCTGTCCATGTCGCAGTTCTCTAGGAAATCCTGTTCCGTTAGGTTCCTGTAGTAATCACCGCAAAATGGCGCATCCTGTGGGCTTGTACGCCTCGTTCCATGCTCTGCCCTGCCAGTCGTAGCACAGGTCATAATAACGATCCCTGAAGCCATCCTAGCCATGTTCTCGAACGTCTTGACCCATTCAGGATTATGCTCGAAACACTCACAGGATATTGCGACGTTGAAACTCTTGTCAGGAAAGTCTAGCTCCTCTCCCTTGGCAACAAGGTCAACTCCCTTGCCCTCGCCTAAATCAACGCCTAGATACTCACAGTTATCAAAGAA